GCAAGCGAACAGTTTACCAACACTATTAAGCCAGCACTAGACAGTTTATACGGTGCAATGGAATCAACTCGTGTTGCACTAACATCAGGCGTAGGTCAAATCACAGGCGAAGGTGGAGACGACATGCTGGGCGCTGACCCAGACATGGACGATATGGACATGGACATGGAACCAACTGACGACATGGGTGACACAGGCGATATGGACATGGATGACATGGATGACATGGCAGCATCTGATCCAGCAGCCGGTGGCGAAGACATGCCAGATGAGAGAGCACAGCGTGAAAGCGTTGATCCACGTAAACTAGCAAAAACACTTTCAAAAAAAAAGTAAATGAAGCTGTCAGAACTGACAAGCTCTATCAAGTATTGGCCCTGTTGAAAGACAAGGGCCAAACTTCTATTACAATGGACGAAATTAACGAGTACATGCTAAACATGGGTGCTCCACAGTTTAGTTACGATATGTTAAAAGCAGCATACGATACAGATGCTAGAGTCAACGAAATTATCAAAGACTTCACACAAGACACACTTGAATTAAAAACAAGTGAAGTCGACGACTTAGATCCTAAAGATAAAAAACGTGACAAAGACAAAGTAGGCAAAATGGCTAAGAAAGCTACTAATGTTGGTAAAAAATTATAGGTTGACAATCTAATTAATTAGTATATACTTTTAATATGACATTAATTAAACCCAAGTATGAATACGAAAAGCTAAAAAGAGTCGAAGTTGGAGGCAAGCGTAGATATGCTGCCCCCGGAGGTCCACCTGTAGCAAGTGTAACAACAATCCTCAGTGGTACCAAAGACATGAGCCATCTTATTGCTTGGAAGAAGCGTGTAGGTGAAAAGAAAGCACAAGAGATTGTTACTGAAGCCAGTGGCGTAGGCACTAGGATGCACAAGTATCTTGAAGACTACGTTGACAATGGAGTATGGACAGAGAGTGCAGGTAGCAATCCTTATGCACAGCAAGCATACCAAATGGCGTGTGTTATACGTGACGAAGCAATGCTTGATGTAGATGAGATTTGGGGTAGCGAAGTTCCACTTTATGTTCCGGGCATCTACGCAGGCACAACTGACTTAGTAGGACAATACAAAGGCAATCCTTGTATTATGGACTTCAAGCAAACCAACAAGCCCAAGAAACCTGAGTGGGTAGAAGATTACTATCTACAACTTACAGCATATGCATTAGGACACAATGAAGTGCATGGTACAGATATACGTGAAGGACACATCTTTATGTGCAGCCGCGGATTAGAGTATCAGCAGTTTGATCTATGGCCAGATGAGTTTGCAGAGTGGGAACAAGAATGGTGGAATAGGTGCCGTCAATATTATGAGAAACACGGATGACGACAATTGGAGTAGCAGGAGATAGTTTTATGTCTGCAAGACAAGACTATCCGGATCAACACTTTACACAACATCTTGCTAAACACTATGTTACTAACTATAAGACATTTGCAAGGGGCGGCGCTAGTAACACACTTATAAGATATCAAATCAATCAGCTTATCGAAGATAGTGTTGACTTTATCTTTTGGGGTTCAACTACTGCTGATAGAATAGAAATCAAAGCCAAAAGAGCTCAAGGGCATCCTCCTAACTTGTTTGATTTTAATTATCACGGGCTAGAAGATGTTAGTAGTTTAGATCCACGCTTTAAAGAACATCCGAGTATTATTTCAAACAGTATAACTAGTTTGCTAGAATACGATGTACCAAAGATTGCTAAAAACATAAAAGGATTCTTTGTTAAGAATTATGAATGGAGATCCAAAGCAGACCAAGACGCTTGGATTATACACAGTACATGGGTTACCTTGGTTAAAAGTGGAATACCCTTTGTTTTTATTCCAGCGCCCGATCTACAAATTACACCTAGATTAAACAATTTACTACCAATGGATGCAAAAAATATTATCAATGATTATCCATTGAGTCCATACACTTGGGACAAAACTGAAGTAACTCCTTATCATACTACAAAACTTGCGCAAGAACACGGTCACGGCGATTGGGTGCAATCAGGACGATTGGATAAATACTTAAAATGATCACTAGGAGTATAACATGGCCATTGTTCAAATTTCTCGCATACAGAACAGACGCGGTAGAGAATTAACTGAAATTGGTATTCCGCAGTTAGCCGGCGGCGAAATTGGTTGGGCAATTGATACACAAAAGATGTATATCGGTAACGGTGCAGTTAGCGAAGGCGCCCCAGCAGTTGGTAATACTGAAATTCTTACACAACACAGCGATATCTTTGCACTAGCTAATTCTTATATCTATAAGAACACCAGCAACCTATGGGGATCAACTGCAAAGATAGCACAAACACTTGAAGCTAAACTTGATTCTACAACAACAGTATTTGACTTTGGTGCAGTAGGCGATGGACTTGGTACTGATGATGCGCCGGCGTTCCAAGCAGCAATTGATGCCCTTTATTTACGCAGTTTAATAAGCAAAGAAAAAGTAACTCTTAAGGTGCCAGCAGGCGAATATATTTTACGCAGTACAATTTACATTCCGCCACTTGTAAGTTTAGTTGGTGACGGAGTTGGTAAAACAATATTGTACACCGAAGCAGATAACTCAGCTACCGCAAACACAAAACCAATGTTTGCATTTGCAAACGGTAATGCCCAACCTGGTGTTTACACAGGACTAGCACAAACAATTCCAGTAACAAGTACTGATACAACACAAGTAAGACACAATAATATCAGCGGAATGACACTACGCAACAATAGATTTAGTGCAGTATTTGAAATGCGTGAAGTTGCACGTAGTAACTTTAGTGATTTAAAAATTGAAGGTTTATGGACATTTGGCGGAGACTTTGGTGATGCTGACGAAAGTTTTCACGTAGTGTTTGATATGATCGGCACTGGCAATGCACAGTGTATTGAAAATACATTTACAAACATTGATTGTGATAACTTCTATCATATTGTTGAAGCGCCGCACGATGCAGATAAAAATGTATGGACAAATATCAATGTAAGTATTTGCTGGCAAGCATTTGTAATGGGTGTAGGATCATTAAACAGCGCAGATGGATTTGCAACTGGTCCTAGCTACAATATTATCCAAGACAGTAAATTTGACCTAGTCTATAGAGATACATTATTATTTGAAAATGGAAACTATAATACTAGTCAAAATAATACATTCTTAAACTGTGGCAACGATGGCGGCGACGAAGGCAACTGTACTACGCCTGTTATTAGTTTTACAAATGATATGGACAATGCAACAATTAACGACCATTTCCAAAGAACACTACGCTTGGCGCCTCACAGATCAGCCGGCGATAGTAGTATAGTTGATCCACACATCGGAACCAACTATATAGCAGATGTTGCAGGTAGAGTAAACTTTGATAATAAAACACGTCATTCAATTACTATTGGTAATACACAAGTAGATGGTGGCACAGATCCGGTTGACATCTTGAAGTTACCGTTGTATAATGAAGGAGTTGTTTACTTAGACTATTTGTACGAAGGTCAACGAGTAAACGGCGTAGATGCAAACATTTATTTAAGACAGACAGGAACTATGGAATTTCATTACGATAGTAACAACACTACCTTGTTAGTAAATCAAACAACTGATTTTCAAGGCGACACAGCATACCTAACAAACTTTGTGTTTTCAGCAGTTACAGACGACATCGATGGTTCGCTATCGCCTAGCATTGTTGTTAAGTGCAAAAACCTAACGCCATTAACAGAAGACCTATTCACTTACTCTTACCGTGTACGTGCGTAGTTATGTTTGATAAAAATATTGAAGACCGGCTTCGTGCCTGGTATGATTTTAGACAACATCTAGAAACAGATGAACAACCTTTTAAAAGCACAGTAGAACTATATAATACTGCGCCAATATCTGCTTTTTGTATTGATCCTTACACTCCAGCAAACTGGCCAACACCTTGGGAATTACTTGAAGAAAACAAGTACGATGAGTTTGGATATATTTTAGGAATTAGCTACACTTTAGGGTTAACTGAACGTTTTTCTAACAGTGTCAAAGAGATACATATTACACAAGACAAAGATAGATCCACTTCGCATTACTTGTTTTTTGTTGACGATAATGTGATTGGATATGACCGAGGAAGTATCATTAAAAAAGAAAATTTGCCCGACAATTTAGTTGTCGAATCAGTATATTCGTTACCGAACGAATACTAAATACCAAACATTGATAGAAGGATAAGAAAGAATGATTCAAGTTACCAAGCGCAACGGCGATAAAGAAACACTAGACGTAGAAAAGTTACACAAGGTTGTATTTTATGCATGTAACGATATTACAGGAGTTAGCCCAAGCGAGGTAGAAATTAAAAGTCAAATTCAGTTTTACAACGGAATGCAGACTAGTGAAATACAAGAAACTCTTATCAAAGCAGCAGCAGATCTTATCAGTGAAGAAAATCCTAACTATCAATACGTTGGCGGTAGACTTATTAATTATGCACTACGAAAAGAAGTCTATGACGGCTACGAGCCTTGTCATGTAAAAGAATTAGTTGAGCGTAATATTGCAGCAGGGTTTTACGATCCTGAATTAATTACAAAATATAACGACGACGAGTGGAATAAAATTGATAGTTTTATTAGACACGACCGAGATGAAAACTTAACCTATGTTGCTATGGAGCAACTAAGAGGAAAGTATTTGTGTCAAAATAGGGTTAGTGGTGAAATCTTTGAAACACCGCAGATGTGCTATATACTAATAGCAGCAACACTATTTGCTGACTATCCAGCAGAAACTAGACTAACATGGGTAAAGGAGTACTACGATGCTGTATCATTACACGACATTAGTTTGCCTACTCCTGTTATGGCTGGCGTTAGAACTCCACAGCGTCAATTTAGTTCCTGTGTTCTTATCGAAACTGATGATAGTCTTGACAGTATTAATGCTACTACTAGTAGTGTTGTTAAGTATGTAAGTCAAAAAGCAGGCATTGGTATTGGTGGCGGAAGTATTAGAGCAATTGGTTCACCTATCCGTAAGGGCGATGCTTATCATACAGGTATTATTCCTTTCTATAAGATGTTTCAAGCGGCAACTAAGTCATGTAGCCAAGGCGGTGTACGTGGTGGAGCAGCAACAATCTATTATCCAATTTGGCACTTAGAAGTAGAAGACATGCTAGTGCTAAAGAACAACAAAGGCACTGAAGAAAATCGTGTGCGTCATATGGACTATGGTGTACAGTTCAATAAACTAATGTATGAAAGACTTGTTACAGGCGGCGATATAACTCTTTTCTCGCCTAGTGATGTACCGGGATTGTATGATGCGTTCTTTGCCGATCAAGATAGGTTCCGTGAACTTTATGAAACAGCAGAACGCAATACAAGACTACGTAAGAAAACCATTCCGGCAGCACAATTGTTTGGTAGCTTTATGGAAGAGCGCAAAAACACAGGACGTATCTACTTGCAGAATGTAGACAATGCTAACGACCACGGCAGCTTCTTACCAGAGGTTGCACCTATTAGACAGAGTAATCTGTGTGCAGAGATTGACTTGCCAACAAAGCCGCTAAAGAGCTTTGATGATCCTGATGGCGAAATTAGTTTGTGTACACTAAGTGCAATCAATTGGGGCAATATTAAATCTCCTGCAGACTTTGAACGTGTAGCAAAACTTGCAGTGCGTGGACTAGATGCTCTATTGAGTTATCAACATTATCCTATCTTGGCAGCACAGTTAAGTACAGAGAAACGCCGTCCTTTGGGTGTTGGTATTATTAACTTTGCATACTGGTTAGCCAAGAATGGCCTTGATTATCAAAATATCGATGCTGAAGGTTTAGCAATGGTAGACGAGTATGCAGAAGCATGGAGTTATTATCTAATTAAAGCAAGTGCTGACCTAGCAGTAGAGCACGGCGCTCCAAGTGGCAACATGGAAACAAAGTATGGACATGGTATTACACCTAACCAAACATATAAGAAAGACTTAGACGAGCTAATACCGCACGTTGAACGCCAAGATTGGGACGGACTACGTGCGCAGTTAAAGGAAACTGGTATTCGTAACTCAACACTAATGGCACTCATGCCAAGTGAAACAAGTGCGCAGATTGCTAATGCAACCAACGGCATTGAGCCTCCACGTAGTTTGATTAGTGTAAAGCAATCAAAGCATGGTGTTCTTAAACAGGTTGTACCGGAGTACAAACGTCTAAAGAACAAGTACGACCTACTGTGGGATCAGCAATCTCCAGAAGGTTACTTAAAAATTATGGCAGTGTTACAGAAGTATATTGATCAAGGCATCAGTGTAAACACAAGTTACAATCCTGTATTTTATGATGATGAAAAGATTCCAATGAGTACAATGCTACAACATGTACTAATGTTTTATAAATACGGTGGTAAGCAATTATACTATTTTAACACACACGATGGACAGGGCGAAGTAGACATCAACAAAATGATGGGCACCGAAGCTCTACCAGAACTTGAATCAGCTGACGTCGAAGACGAATATTGCGAAACCTGCGTTATCTAGTTGACAAACTAGAAAACGTATGCTATAACTTAAAAAAAGGATACACACATGAGCGTTTTTGATACAACAAACAAAACTGATCACACAAAGGTTCTAGCGTTTTTGGATCCGTCGGGCGGTCCGACTATCCAACGTTACGATACATTAAAATATAAGAGCTTTGACGGGCTAACTGATAAGCAACTTGGTTTCTTTTGGCGACCAGAAGAAGTTGATGTAACCAAAGACAGCAAAGACTTTAAAGCACTTACCGACCACGAACGTCATATCTTTACAAGTAATTTGAAGCGTCAGATCCTACTTGATAGTGTACAAGGTAGAGCACCAGTAGAAGCATTTGCTCCTATTGTAAGTTTACCCGAGATTGAGAACTGGATCCAAACATGGACATTCAGTGAAACAATTCACTCACGTAGTTATACACATATTATTCGTAACGTGTACAGCAACCCTAGCAAAATCTTTGATGAACTAATGGACATTGAAGAGATTGTAGATTGTGCTGGAGATATCTCAAAGTACTATGACGACTTGATTGAGCAAAGCATGTGGTACAACTTGTTAGGCGAAGGCACTCACACAGTCAATGGTAAGAAGATTACTGTAGACTTGTACGAACTAAAAAAGAACTTGTGGCTTACATTAATGAGTGTTAACATTCTTGAAGGTGTTCGTTTCTATGTGAGCTTTGCATGTAGTTGGGCGTTTGCTGAACTAAAGAAAATGGAAGGCAATGCTAAGATTATCAAACTAATCGCACGTGATGAAAACTTACACTTAGCAAGTACACAGATGCTACTAAAGATTCTTAAAACAGATGATCCAGACTATGCTAAGATTGCAAAAGAAACTGAAGAAGAATGTATTCAGATGTTTGTAGATGCAGTTGATCAAGAGAAGCAATGGGCACAGTACTTGTTCAAAGACGGCTCAATGATTGGTTTGAATACTGAACTATTAGGACAGTATATTGAATGGATCTGTACACGTAGAATGACTAACGTAAATCTAAAGTCGCCTTATAGTGTAAAGAACAACCCATTGCCGTGGACACAGAAATGGATCTCAGGTGCAGATGTACAAGTTGCTCCACAAGAAACAGAGATTACAAGTTATGTTTCAGGTGGTACAAAGCAAGATGTTGAAGCAGATACATTCAAAGGCTTTAGTTTATGATTGAGGTGTGGGGTAAAGAGAATTGTGTGTTTTGCAACAGAGCAAAAAATCTATGCGAAACACGGCAGTACGAATACACCTACAAACAATTAAACGTAGACTTTACTAGAGAACAAGTTTTTGAAGTATTTCCAAATGCTAAAACATTCCCTCAAATCATAGTAGGCGGCAAGGCAGTTGGCGGCTATGATGAATTTGTAAAATACTTAGAAGATACTGGATATAACGGAACAGGATACAGTTTGTAATGGCACTTCGAAAACCTCGAGCAACAAAAACTAAAATAAAGGTTGCTGCAAAAAGAGCAACAAAGATTACTAAAAAACGTAAAAAATAAATGGCTTTTTTGTATAACGATACTGGCGTACTGTTTTTCTTTAACAAGTGTGGCACTACTATGTTGCGACATACAGTGTCAAAAGACTATGTTTGGTGTGAGCATGATTCGGCTTATCCAGCAGCAGGAAGAACTAGTGTAAAAGAATATATGAGGCGCACTCCAAACAGAAAGCCAATGTATATTTTAGTTCGCGATCCAATAGAAAGATTTATTAGTGGTTACTGGCACTACTGGAGGCATTGGAATCACAATTTTGACAGGACCCAATATTTTGTAAATAATCGACATCTGCCTTCTAAACTAATAACTGAATACACATTTGATGTGCATATGAATTTAGTAAAACAATATGATAATGTAAAACTTAGCGATTTTGATAGAAAACCAGCATCACCACAGGCACATGATTCTGCTTTCTTTCGACACTGTGTACACGATATTGGCGATGAATATACCGATGATATGGAAATAGTAAGACTAGGTACAAAAAGTAAGAATCCGTTTCTCAAGACATTATTAAGTACTACTAAATTTAATGCAAAAGACGGCCCAGGAAACCATTACAACTACCCAGATTTAGAAATAAGTGATGAACACTTAGAATACATACAAAATAAGTTTAAAAAAACAAAAGAAAGATTTGGATACGAATGATTATTGAAGCACCATACAAAACCAACGATACAATTACAATTAAAACAACCAGCGGCGACGAAGTTGTTGCACGTTTTGTTGAAGAAAACGACAAAACTATTACAGTTAGCAAGCCTCTTGCACTAATGGCAACACAGCAAGGAATGGGCCTAGCACCATTTGCATTTACTATTGCACAGGATGCAAAAGTACCGATAAATAAGAGTACAGTGATGTTTGTGTGCAAAACAGAACCAGAGATGGCCAAACAATATATGACTAGCACCACAGGCATTCAAATGGCCTAGGAGTATAAATGCCTCAGTTAGTTACTGACAAATATAAACATGTAGGACACGCAAGTCCTACTCCAAATCCTTTCCACCAAACAAAATATGTAGCATCGCAGACTAGTGTATTCGCCGGAATAGGAAATGTTATAACTGAAGGCGATGCTACGTCATGCGGAGATCCTGTTGTAGGAACTAGTCCAGATGTTTATGTAGGAGGAAAACTTGTACATAGATCAGGAGATGCTACAGGAGGACATGGTAGTTTTCCAGCAAACTCAGCTCTCAACGGTGTTGCGTCTGTGTTGGTAAATGAATAATGGCAAATCCAAACTATGCTAGTTTACTAGCTCAAATTGCAGCAGAGACCGATCCAGTAATTAAAACAAGTTTGATAGCACAAACCTATGTGTTTAATACAGCATTAACCGA